GCGGCCAAGGCAACGGAGGCTCTGAAGGCGAAGGAAGCCGCAGACGCCGTGGCCAAGAAAGCTTCCGAGGAAGCGCTGAAGACGACCGACGGCAAAGCCGCCGAGGCGCTCAAGCAGGCCGGAGAAGCGCTGACGGAAGCGCGCAAGATTCGCTGTGAGGCGGCGCTTGATACCGCCCTCGCGAGCGAGACGAAGCTCCCGGTTCCTCTGCGGGATTTGATCCGCACGCAGTTTGCCGGCCGTGTATTTGAATCGGCCGAGCTGACCACGGCAATCAAGGCGCAGAAAGACACCTGGGCGCGGCTGGTCGAGTCGAAGCAGGCTGTGGATGTGCCGGATACCACGCAGGTGGCGCACGGTATGATCCATGAGAGCGAACGGCTCCAAGCGATGCTCGATATGACCATGGGCTTCAAGCCGGACCCGGCCGCCGAGACGTACAAGGGAATCAAGGGGCTCCGGTCTCTCCGTGAGGCGTACAAGGAATTCACGGGTGACGCGCAAGTGCGTGGCGTCAATCACCGCGTACGCAGGCTGATGGAGTCGGGCCGGATCATCGAGGCCAAGACGAGCGATTTCGCGATTGCGCTCGGGACCTCAATGACTCGCCGGGTTGTCCAGGCATATACCGAGACGAACCACCGGGCCCTCTGGGATCCGATGGTTTCCATCGAGGAGCTGGACAACTTCAAGACGCAAACCCGCGTCCGCTTCGGGGAGTTCGGGTTTTTGTCTTCGGTGACCGAGGACAACGACTACACGGCGATCACGAAGTTCAGCGAGGAGGAGGCGACCTACATTCCTGGCAAGAAGGGCAACACGTTCAGCGTCACCCGGGAAATGATCCTGAATGACGACCTGAAGATGTTGCGCGATTTTGCCACGATGCTGGGACGGGCGGGACAGCGCACGCTGGCACGGTTCGTATTCGATCTGATCATCGGGTACGGCGGAACGACCCCGGCGATCAACAACGCCGTGATCTACGACGCCAAGGCGCTGTACCACAACGACCACACCAATATCGGGACGACCGCGCTCGGGTACGATGCGCTCTCGGCCGGAGAACTGGCGATCTTCAACCAGAAGGACATGGACTCGATCGAGGAGATCGGGCTGTCGCCGAAGTTCCTGGTGATACCCAAGGCCCTCGAGGGAACCGCCGATGTTCTTCTGGGGAGCCCGAACAAGCCGGGGGATAACCACAACGACGTGAACGTGCACTACAAGACGCTCACGAAGGTTGTCTCTCCGTTCCTGCGGGGCGATCTCACCAACTGGTATCTGGTCTGCGATCCCAAGGACTGCCAGACCGTCGAGATCGGCTTCGTCCAGGGTGTCCAGGAACCGGAGATCCTCGTGCAGGACAAGGGTGATACCGGCGACGTCTTCAAAGCCGACAAGGTCACCTACAAGATCCGCCACGAATACGGCGGAGCCGTGATTGACTACCGCGCGTTTTACGGCGCGATCGTAGCGTAACTTCTTCTTCCGGGCCGGGGAGGGGCGCAATTTCATCAGCACCGCACACGCCCCTCCCCTCGGGGAGCTCCACCTATGGCCAGAACCCTGGCAGACGTTAAAGAATCCGTCGAGATCCTTGTACAGGACAGTTCGACGGCTCTCTCAACCGCAAACCGCGAGTTGCTCATCAAACGCGCGGTCGAGGCTTATTCGCTCTGTTTCCCACTCCAGACGGTCAAGGAGTACGCCGGAAATTCCATCGCTTATCAGTTTGCTTTGCCGGCAGATTTCTACGAGGGCTTTTCCGCTGTTCTCCTGGTCGAGTATCCGGCCGATGAGCAACCATTGTGCTTCCTCAAGCAGGACACGTACCCGCAGGTGCTCAAGAAGACCGACGGGCTATATCTCCATTTTGATTCGTTCACGCCGGGAGCTTACACGATCCGGATCATCTATACCACGCTCCATACGGTTGCGACTGTTGGAGGAGCTTTGAGTGTTCCCCTTGGCGATTTCATGATGCTCTGTTATTTGACGGCTCATCTGTGGTTGCAGACGCTGGCAAATAAATACGCCAACACGCAGGATTCGTCTCTCTCGGCCGATGTCGTGAACTACCGGACAAAGTCGGATGAGTACGCGGCACGGGCGAAGGACTGGAAAACGAAGTTCGAGGACGAGGTGAAGAAACGCGGGCCCAACGCCGCGATCGGTGAATGGGACATGGCGCTGGATTCAGGACTGCTGTTCCGCCCGCGGGAGGAAGACTGATGGAACTCTCCACCAAAGTGATCTGGCAGGGACCGCTTCTTGAAAATGACGCCGCGGTCGCGCTGGCAAGATTTGCTCAATACAACGTCGAGCGGGCGGCCATTTGCGTGAAGGGTAATATCGTCGTTCTCACCCCGTCAAACACCCATGTTCTCCGGTCCAGTATCCAGCTTGAAATAGCACCTCTCGTCGCCACGATCTATTCACCATCGCCCTACGCGGTTCCTGTCGAGGTCGGACAGCGTCCGCACTGGCCCCCGATCGCTCCCATGGCGTTGTGGGCGATCCGCAGGTTCTCTGTTTCCGATCAGGCACAGTTGCATTCGATCGTCTATTTTGTGAGCCGGAAGATTGCCCGCTCCGGTGTGAAGGGTTTTGAAATGTTCCGCATGGGCGTTGCACTGGCAACAAAAAGTGTCGAGGCAATTTTTCAGGACATGGGTGCGCAGATCGCCCTGTACTTCAGCTCATGAAAACACTGACCGCTATCCGGGCACAGATCGTTACACTGGCGACGTCTGCTCTGCCGGACGCGAATATTCACAACCATGAACGATGGGCGATTACTCCGGATGCGTACAAGGACATCTTCGTCTCCGGGTCAAAGGTTCACGTCGTAATGGTGAAGCTAAAGACCCGCCAAGAAACGACGATCGTCGCAAACCTGACGTGTGAGTCGGTTTTTGATTTCGCGATCAAGATCTACCGGTCGTTTCAGGATTCCACCACGACGGCCTTTGAAGATTCGATCGAGACGGTCGTGAATGCGTTCCGCTCAAACAGCACTCTTTCAGGAACAGCACGGACGTCCGGATGGAGGATTCCGCAGATTGATTTCACGCAGTCGCCGGTGTTTCTCGGCCCGGTGCTCTGTCACCAGGCGATCCTGAATTATTGGACGCTGATCCGGCAGAAACGCGCCACTTAAACAGGAGCAGATCATGACCCGATACGCGGTTCGTCACAAGCTGGCCACTCCGGCCGTTCGCACGTCAAGCGGGCAATCAAACAGCTATGGCGTCGGTGAGTTTGACAAAGGCCAGTTCTTTCTCAATATCACTGCCGGCAGTGGTACGCTCGCGGCAAAGATTCAGACATCGCCGGACGGAACTGACTGGCACGACCTGGTCAGCTTCGCCAGCGCGACCGGAGCAATAACGGAATTGAAAACCAGCGAGTACCTCGGCTTGTACCTGCGCGGGATATGGACCATCAGCGGCGGCGGCTCATTCACGTTCTCGCTCGACTTTGTGGGAAAAACATGATCATCGGGTGCGTCAGTGTTTTCGAGGAAGAGCGCTTTATCCGGCAGTGCATCCGGAATCTCATGGATCTGCCGGTCGAGCGGATCATTGTGGTGGATGGTGCCTACGAGGCATTCCCGGTTCTCTGTGGTCAATCTCGGGACCGGACCGTGGAGATCGCCGCGGAGTTCCCGGAGGTTGAAATCATCGAATGCCCGGCCGGCCGCAAGTGGAAGGACGAGATTGAAAAGAGAAATGCCTACCTGGTCGGGAAATCCGGAGACTGGTATCTCGTGAACGACGGTGACGAGCTGGCGGAAGGACGGCTCCCGGAACGGCTGGAAGGTTGTGGGTTCAATGTTCCAATCAATCACGATGGCGCGAGGACAAAGTATTTCAGGCTCTTTCCCCACGTTGCCGGGCTTCACTATTTCGGCGCGCATAATCTTTTGTTTGTCGGTGATCAGTTTATCAATCCGGCCGGTTTCCCGGCGGCGCCGGAGCTTTCCTTCCTCCACCGAAACCGTCGTGATCCCGACCGTGAAATGTTGCAGGCACGATATTACGCAGAGCTGGTCGAGAAGGAACGGCCGGTCCGCGAATGGTACGAGAGATAAACCATGGCCAAGGAGATTGATTACAAAGCGGTCCGCGACAAGGTCGTGAGTGTGCTGACGGCTGGATACGCCAGCAATGAAATCACGTGCGCGGTTGCCACGCAGGAGGCAGAAGCCGACACTTATCCGCTCTCTCTTGTTGACTGGCCGATCGGCAATGGCGAGGAGGACGAAAGTATTGGCGGTGACAGCCCGGCTTGCGAGAAACTTTCTGTCCCGGTTACCATCACGACCTTTCAGGGCGATACTCTGGCAAAGGCGCAGGCGCAGATACTCGTGGACGCTTTCGCGATCCTCGGGGTGTTCAAGAAAGTCTTCCGGTCAGATCACCGGTTGTCAGCTCTGGCCGGATGTTATAGCGCGGAGCCGGGCACGCATAGGCGGGGAACCGCTCCGGACGGGTACGTGAAAATCGAAACATCTGTCGAAGTTATGATGGAGACTACGTAGGGAGGAAACCATGCCTGGCACACCGACACTTGTTCAAACAGGGAAAGACCAGTACTGCTTCATCGGAGCCGCGGACGGCAGTACTCCGGTGAGTTGTGGCATCGTGAAATCGGGATCCCGAGAGGCTGAAATCGAGAACATCGAGATGCACGGGATCGGAAGCTCGGACGCCCAGGAGCAGAGACCAGGACTCGTTGTTCCGTCCGGTTCGATTGATTTCTTCGTACGGACAACCTCCAAAACACTCCTGCAGAAGGCCAACCTGACCGCGGATGCGCTTCCGGAGTTCTCGATTGACTGCGGAACGATCACTGCCGGCAAGGTCCACAAGTACTGCAAGAATTCGAGCGTGAAGGTCTCCGCCGCATTCAAGGGACCCTTCATGGGATCGTTCGGGTGGAAAGGCGTGCAGATCGCCGCCGGCACCCCGCAGGCCGATCAGGCTCCCGGCGCCGGCATCACGTACATGTGGCATGAGGGCGCGATCAGTGTGATCGGCCAGAAGGTCCGGGAGTTTGTTTTCACCGGGAACAGCGATCCGGAACCGGAAGGCGGCATCGGCGTTTCTCCACGGACTGACGCGAAGCAACGCGAAGCTGATGCGATCGTCGAGGGAGAACGGAAGGCCACACTCGAAGTGAAGCTCTTCGCTCCGACCTCCATTGACTATGTTGCTGATGCGCTGGCCGAGCTTGCCACGGTGGCCATAACCGGTACCAACGGAAGCGACATCCTCACGCTCACACTGACCGGTCTGATGATTACAAAGGAAGCGATGGCAATGGCAAGCGGCAAGGGCGCAATTCTCTATACGGTGCCCTTCAATGTCCGCTCGTTCGCCATCACTTGAGGAACCATGAAAAACGTGCGCGAAGAATTGATCACGCTCGACGGACTCACCTACGTCGTTCGGGCACTGACGTACGGAGAGAAGAAAGACATCCGGAACATGGTGACGGAGTACGCCGAGACCACGGACCCGATCACACAAGAGAAGGTTTCGGTCGAGCTCTTCCGGGTTGGGGATTTCCAGTCACGCACGATCTTCTGCGGGTTGAAGTCATGGTCTGTCGTTGATGGCGACAAGCCGGTCCTCTTGTCGTGGGATGCGTTCCTGGAACATTTCAACCGGTCCACGAAGAGTGACTCAACGGTCGAGATAGGCGGCATCTCGTATCTCCTGCGGCCGCTGACGTACACCGAGAAGATCGCGGCAAAGAATCAAATGAGCCGGCGGGAAACGAGAATTGATCCACAGACGAAATTGCCGGAGACGGGAACGGTATCCACGACAGCCGAGTACAACGCCCGGATGATTTTCTCGTCCTTGAAAGCCTGGTCTTTAAGCGACGAGGAACTGAACTGGAAATCGTTCCTGGAGAAATTTCCAGAGGAACACGAGGAGCGATTGCTCCAGGAAGTTTACACGCTCACTCCATCGCATGACGAGATTCTTTTTGCCGTGATCAGGAAGTTGTCCACGTTTACTGCAGAGGAAAAAAAAACCTTATTTCCGCCCTCTGCAGGATGAAGGGATGGACGGATGAGTACCTGCAGGAGTGCCTGAAAAATGAAGATGAAACAGCCAACAGCAACCCTGCCATCAAGAGCGATCCGGGAAATCTGCCGGGCGCCGAGTATCTCGAAGAACTGCTTCTCGTCGCGCGGCGTGGGTGGGACGTCCTCGATCAGGACGCCCGGCGCATCGAGGCATTCCTGGCATTCGATGAGTTCTTGCGCATTGCAGAGAAGTTCAAACTTGAGGGCGATTGAGTAATGGGTGAGAACAAGGTAAGCGTAGAAATCTCGGCACTCATTGACCAGGCGGTCAAGAACATCCAGGACGTCAAACGCGCCCTGACCGATATAGGCGTCGGCGCATCCGGTGCCGACAAGGTCAATGAGAAGACGGCGCTCATGAAGAAAAATCTTGACGCGGTGATTTCCTCTGCCC